GCAGCGCATCCTCCGGGGAGGAAATCACGATCGGCGCGGAAGTCGGCGGCTCCGCCGAGCGCGGCCGGGCCACCGGCGGGGGGACATTCATCGGCGGGGGGACGTTGCAGTGATCGAGATTGGTGACCGTGCCAGGGTCGTCGTCTTCGACAGGAATACGATGCGCGTCCTCAGCTACAAGGAGGACGCGCCACCCGAGGTCTACGAGCGCCGGCCGGACGCCCTGGTGAACCCGGACATGTCGGCCGTCCGTGGCGTCCCGTCCCGTGATTGGATCGTCGAGGGCGGCACCGTCAGGGCCATGACGCCGGCTGAAAGGGACGCCAGGGCAGCTGTGCGGACATCGGACGCCCGGCTGGCCGTCCGGCGATCCGCGCGCCTCCTCATCTCCCAGGGAGTCGGTGTCCTGGTGCGCGCCGCGGTCCAGGCTCTCATGGAGGCTGTCAACTTTGAGCGCGCCCAAAGAGGCGTGGCCCAGATTCACGTGGACGAAATCCGGGCGAGAATCACGGAAATCATTGACTCCGGGGAGGCCGACTGATGGCCGGGAAGTTCTTCGCCCAAACCGCTCCAGGGCTTAACCTCTATATCACCATCCGTCAAAAGCCACTCTATACGGCCTGGAACGGTTCCACCATGGAGGCCTACAGCAGCGGGAATTACGCGAACTACGATATAGCCGTGTCGGAGGAGGGGGTCAATAGCGGAACCTATTCCGTTGATATCCCGGCGTCACTCCCGGCGGGGGTTTACAGGGTGGTCCTCAAGAGGCGGGTCGGTGCATCCCCATCTGAATCCGATCCGGTCATGGGCGGCGACGACATCGTCTATGACGGGACCGACGTCGTGGAGATCAGCCTGACGAACATCAAGTCGCAGCTGGAAAACGTTTTCAACAACACCGCCTTGACGGAGGCCTACGTCTCCCTGGGTGCCACCGGGACGCCGGCGAAGCTTCTCTACAGCATCCTCCAGGCACTTACGGAGTTCTCGATCAGCGGGACGACGATAACCGTGAAGCAGCGCGACCGCACCACAACGGCGAAGACGTTCACCCTGAACGACGGCACGAATCCGACGTCGAGGACGGAAGCCTCGTGATTAAATTCATCATCGCCATGGGGATCGGATTCAATCCGGGGTCCCTGAAGTATATCCCCACGCTTGGTTTCGGAGTCACCCAGGTGACCGATCAGTATGACGTCACCAGCGACGTCTACATTACCCAGAAAGTGGACGAGACTTTTTATATCTAATGGCTCAGGGCGACATCCAAAAGGGTGACATCGGCGCCGCGTTTATCCTGACCATCAAGGATCAGGACGGCGCCGTCGTGGACGTCTCCGGGGCCACGACGAAGCAGATCAAATTCCTTAAGCCGGACGGACTGACCGTCTTGACGAAGTCCGCGGTGTTTGAAACGGACGGCACAGACGGAAAGATCAAATACGTGACCGTCAGCGACGACCTCGACGTCGCCGGGTATTGGGCGCGGCAGGGATACGTCGTCATGCCGGGGGGCAGCTGGCACACGGACAGAAGGCGATTCTATGTCAGTGAGACCGTGAGCTGATGATAAACGGGAACCTCGCACAGGTTGTCTTCGAGCGGACCGCAAAGGCTCTCCGGTATGAGCGTCTGTCCTTCCGGGAGTTCATCCGCCACGCCTGGCCGATCATCGAGCCGGCGAATCCCTACATGCATAACTGGCATATCGACGCCATGGCGGAACACCTGGAGGCCGTCAACCTCGGGCAGATCAAGCGTCTGGCGATAAACATGCCACCGCGGTACGGAAAGTCAAATCTTGTGTCCATACTCTGGCCCTCCTGGACGTGGACGGTCGAGCCCTGGGAAAGGTTCCTGTTCGTCAGTTATTCCGATGACCTCGCCGTCGAGCACTCTGTCAACCGGCGGGCGCTCCTGGAATCCGTCTGGTTTCAGCAGCGCTGGGGTAATCAGGTTCAATTCACCGCAGACCAAAACATGAAGGGGGCATACAAGAACACCCAGAGTGGTTCCATGGTCTCGGCGGGGATCGGTGGGACCATAACAGGCAAGGGGGGGAATAGGATCGTCATCGACGACCCCGTGGATCCCCGGAGGGCCTTCTCGACCGCCATGCGGGAGGCCGCCAACGGCTACTACGGTCAGACGCTATCGACTCGCCTCGACAACAAGAAAACCGGGGCGATCGTCATCGTGATGCAGCGGCTTCACAGGAACGACCTCACGGGACACGTGCTCGCCAACGGTGAAGGGTATACCTGCCTGACCCTGCCGGCCATCACGGAGGACAGCTCTGTCGTCTACTTTCCCCTGTCAAAAAAGGAGATCGTCCGGCCCGCCGGGGACGTCCTTTGGCCACAGCGGGAGAACGCGGAGGACCTGAAGCGACAAGAGAAAGCCATGGGCACCCGGGCATTTGGCGGCCAGTACAACCAGTCCCCGACGTCGGACGAGGGCGCGATTCTCAAGCGGTCCTGGTGGCGGTACTATCGCCAGCTTCCGGTCCTCGGGACGGGAAACGGGGACGCCGCCCATCATCGAATATGGGTCTGGGACACCGCGGCGAAGGACAAGGAACGCGACGACTACACGGCTGGATTCTGCCTGGCGACGACACCCACGGGGGTCTATGTTGTCCGCCACGTCAAAGAGCGGGTCCAGTATCCGGAACTGCGCCGGCTCATCGAGCAGGAATTCAACGGTCTCCCGGCGCGCGCCGTCGTCATCGAGGACAAGAGCAGCGGTCAATCCGTGATTCAGGATCTCCGACGCTCGACGCGCCTCCCGATTATCGCCTTCGAGGTTGGAAGCCGGGACAAGGTCGAGCGGGCGAACCTCGTGGCGCCGACCCTGGAGTCCGGCCGGGTTCACCTCCCGGAGACCGCCCCCTGGGTAGCGGGTTTCGTCGAGAATGCCGCCGCGTTCCCGGACGTCGAGCACGACGACGACGTCGACGCCTTTGTCGAGGGGCTCCTCTATCTGAACGGTGCCGGCTGCCCGCCGGAGCCCGGCGTCTGGGCCATGAGCGGCGGGGATGCGGGGCGCTCTGCGGATCCCGGGGATGATCTCGACGACGATGATTAAGACAAGGCGAGGGTCCAGGCAGTCGATAATCAGGGAGCCCAGGGTCAATGTCAAGGAGGCCAGGGTCCAGACCATAGACCCGATCACCGTCTTTGAGCTCGGGGCCCCCCAGCCGGAGGCCTTCTCCACACTGGAGAATGCCTTTGGCTCCCATGTCTGGGTCTACGCCTGCGCATTTGCCATCGCCAACGCCCTGGCGCCGATCCAGTTCCTCCCCTATCGCAAGGATAGAAACGGTGACTGGAAGGAGGTCCAGGGACACGCCTTCGGCCGCCTCATCGGGCGTCCGAACCCATACATGAGCGGATACGACCTCATGGAGTTCCTCTACCTCAGCCTGGAACTCACGGGGAACGCCTACTGGGCTCTTGAGACCTTTGGGGGAAACGAAGTCAAGGAAATCTGGCCACTGCCGGCATCGAACATGCGGGTTGTCAGCACCCGGGATCAGTTCGTCAGCCACTACGTCTATGAGGTCGGCGGAAATACGATCCGCTACGACGCGGACGAGGTATTCCACTTTCACTACGGGAACCTCAACAGCCAGCACTACGGCCAGGGGTCCCTGTCGGCGGTCAGGCACGCCGTCGCTGGTGACATCTTCGCGGCGCGCTGGAATGAGAAGTTCTTCAAGAACTCCGCCCGGCCGGACGGTTTGCTCTCGACCGAGCAGACATTCGCGCACGACCCCGCCATGCGGCGGCGCATCGAGGAGACCTGGAACAAAACCTATAGGGGGATGAAAAACCGCGCCCGGACGGCGGTCCTTGAGGGCGGCCTCAAATACCAGGAGCTGAACCGATCCCAAAAGGACATGGATTTCGTCAACCTCAGGAAAATGGCCAGGGAGGAAGTCCTGGCGTCTTTCCAGGTCCCGCCGGTCGTCGTGGGCCTGTTCGAGTACGCGAACTACGCGAACAGCCGGGAGCAGAAGGAAATCTTCTGGAAGAACACCCTCATCCCGAAGCTGCGGAAGATCGCCTCCATGCTCACCCTCAGGGTGGGACAGACACAGTTGGATCCCCTGACGTTCTGGGAGCCTGACATCGCAAACGTCGAGGCCCTGCGAAAGGACATGGCGAGTCTCGCTGGCACGACGGCGGCATTTGTCAACGCCGGTGTCCCGATCAACCAGGTCATAGAGGCCCTCGATCTCCCATTTGAGCCCGTCACGGGTGGAGACGTCCCCCGTCAGTCGGCTCCGGCCTTCCCTGGTCTATCGGGGAGAGACCATGCGACCAAGGACATGCCGGCGCCGGCGGGGGGCGCCTCCATCATACGGGTCAATAAATCCGAGGAGGACCTCCGCCGGGAGCGCCGGCGTGACGACTTCTCCGAGCAGACGACGACAAGGGAGCAGCGGCTATTCTCATCGACGCGGGCGTTTTTCCGGGCCCAGCGCCGGCGTGTCATGGCGCGACTCAAGGAGGGCCTCCCCGGCATCATGGCTCAGCGTGCCATGAAGGCCGTAAACCCGCAGACCGCCGCGCAGGTCCTCATGGACCTGGAGGCCGAGCACGAGGCCATGCGTAAGGCCGTCGGCCGGCACATCCGCGGAGCCTATTTCGACTTCGCCGTGGCTACCGTCGAGTCTATATCTCCAGGTGCGGATTTCTCACTTCAGGACCCCGAGGCCTTGGCGTTCCTCGGTGAAAAG